CCATTCTTCATATACCTTATTAGAAAATCGTGCAACATAACCAATTGATTCCCTGATAAAATTTGCTATCAGATAGTTTTGTATATCTTCATGTTCAGTATATTTTTTGGATAGTCGGACAAAGAAAAATCTGTCCTTTCGTCTATAGAAAGAATCTCTTTTGATACGAGTCTTACCATCATATTTAAAATAATTATAATCGGATTTACTGAAGTGTGCTTTTAACGCACAATACATTAAATAAACGTCAATTGGTTCCATTTCCTATTTTGCAATATTTGTATTCATATTAATACTAAATGATCTTCGTTCCCCATCACTTTCAAAAGGATATACTAGATGTCTTAGATTAGCAGGAAACAAATACCAATTACCAACCTTCGGGAAAAATCCTATGTTATCATTTTCATAAAACGACCCGTTCGGCCCATTATTACTTAGAACTTCTAAAACGGAGTTTTGACTACCGTCACTATGCATATTCTTTGGCCCGAGATGGAAGTCTCCAAAACTTTCACCACTACGTTGAGTCAAATTTTTACGTTCCTTTGATAAATCTGGAACTTTTAAAAATCCTACACAAGTTAAATCTGAATTTGGATGTGTATGTATGGGATTATAGTCTCCAGCAAAAGATCGTACATACCAAGCAGATAAAACATCAATTTTCATTTTATTAATATCTTGTAATATTTGTTCTTTAGATGCTGTTTGAATATTTTGTTCTGGAATATAGGTTTGATTAAAATATCCAGCTACATATATTCGTACTTGAGTACCAAACCATTTACTCCATTTATTAATAATATCTTTTGGAATTTTAAGTTCCTGTTTAACTTGACCAACGAGCTGGTGTGAAAAGTCTTCTGATTTAGATAACTCTTTATCCTTAACAATATCATCACAACCTTTATTAAGATCATTCACCAATTCTTTTGGTAATTCAGCATGACCGATTGGTGGACTAAATGGAAAGTATGTTTGTAAAGAATTCATTAGACTGGCAACTGTGCTTGTTTTGGAAGAAAATTTAATTCTCTAGCATTAGCTTCGATTTTTTGTTTTAACCCTTTTGAAATAAGAGAACCAACGGCATCTGGTTCTATACCCTCTTGATCACAATACCACAAAACTGCTTCCATGTGGGTTATCTTTTTTTCTTTTGCTATATTTTCTATAACTACGGTAAAATTTTTGGGGGTGTTTAACATCATATATATCTCCTGCCATTATATAAGTTGTGGGGTTAACCATGACCCCACACGCACTTATTAGGAAGTGACCCCTGTGTGTTCTCTAGACCAAAGAGAATAAATGGTTTTAATTAGAGGGTCTCCAAATCCACACACTTTCTCCTTTATATTAACCCTTCCGATACGATATGTGTTACAATTCGTTCATGGGGATAAAATCAAACTCGCCTTAGTGCGTTAGTTTGAAGTGGGGTTATTCTGTTACTAGGAAACCCCAAAACCCTGTTCACTTCTTACGCGGAGCGTAGAGCTGCATAACCAGCAGCAACGACCGAGCGTGGAGCTGTACCCATACGATACTTCATATAAGTTTCACCATCATAAGTCGAGGTACGCTTATTCAAGAAGATAGAATAACCTTCTAAACGTAGCCTGCTGATGACCGCACGAACATTCTTAACACCATAACGTGATGTAATCTGCTTAGCGGTTAGTTCTGCACCATTCTCTAGTGCAGTTGCGACCTTAGCGGTCTGGGTAGTAGTAGTCATAAAAAATTCTCCTTATCATGACAAATTTGAATTACCCCATTGGTAATTCTTAAAGTGAGCCCGTTTGGTAACAAGGTGGAACTCATACCCCGTGAGAACCTATGCTGCTAGAGCATACTCCTCAAATGCAAAGTTATCATTCGCAGTTACTATAGTGACCATAAGGTGGTCAATCCACAATTCTCCACTTCTCTATTCACCGTCAGTCGATCCTATTTCGCCCCCAGCATAAACACACGAATTAATTAAAAATGTCATCGTGTTTAATCCAAGCATCACAAGTTGGGCAACCTTCTACTGTATCAGGACAACGTGTTCCAAACAGTTTGTGTATGTAAATCCAACTAATCAACCTATCTAGCATATGCCTTCCGTATGTTTATGGTGGAGGCGGGGGGTATCGCACCCCCGTCCTGCCCGACTTTCAATCCGCATCAACGAACTGTAAGTATATTTATACCACACTGAACACCTTTTGTCAAGGCCTTTTTCATCATTTTAGAATTTTTCTTTACCCGAACAGTAATCACACATTCCTTCATTTTCGTCATGTTCTTTTGAAGTAATAGGACAATCACATACCGGGCAATCTAACATATATGCTCGAATTGCTTGTATCCGTTTATAACTTTCTTCTAAATCTTTAGACCAAACCATCTAATCAGAATCTTTCTTTAAATATTCTTGTTGTGCAAAATAATAAAGTCGAAATTCAGCATTAGCATTATCTTCTTGTTTGATGCCGCGTATAATAGCCCTGCCGCCAGTGCCTAATATTTGTTTTTTATAATCATCAAGTTTTTCTTGCATTTCTTGACTGTAAGAAATTTCATAGGATATGGGAACATTTTTTCCTTTTACTACAACCCAAAGATAAATAACCTCTGACTCTTCTGCGACATGGTGATGAACTACAAAAAACTCTTCAGGCAACTCTTTTTTAGTAGGAGTTCCTAGAAGATCGGTATATGTATAAATTACACTCGTTGCAATAAAAAGTGATAAAGGAATAAACACAATTAACCATGCTTTTCTTTTTAACAATGTTATCATTGTTCCTAAACATAACACTACAAAAAACACCATTGTAAGAAGTATTATGTTGAGTTCCATTATTAACATTATCGTTTTCCCTGAGGCTCAAGCATTGGCTGATCACTAGGCTCGCGAGATTCAAACTCACCCCGAAGTCTGGTCGTGTTTATAAAAAATTTCTCAATCGTATTTGTTTTAATCATATCTCCCTTTAGATTGAGTGTAAAACGCCGCACAGTAAGTTCTTGACCATGATGGGTCAATAATATATTTTCTTCCCATAACAATTTATAAGGATTTATTCTTAACAATGTAATTTTAATTGGAATATCATCACCACTACGTTTTTTATACGCATGTACATTAACAATATATTCGCCCTTTATCCATCCACGAAATGTAACTACTTCTCTATTTAATTCTATAATTTGTCGTGTTCCATCTGGTAAGAAAATAATATCATTGACTTGACCAAGATCATCTTTATCTAGATGCATCAACCCTGCAACTTTATTTTTAAATGATAAAAGATTTTTTACAGGGTCTTCTATCCATATGTCAATATCGTCCTTGGATTTATCACCCCATTCAAGTGTTACGATATACTCTGCTTTTCTTTCAATCTCTGATTTCTTTGGAATTGGATTAATCAACATCAATGCAAGAATAAACATACTGATAAAAGCTAATAGTAGAATGAACAAAAAATCTACAAATGCTAAATGACCACTCCTAGAATACATTATATTTTATATTCCTTTTACCTTCCCATACACTGTCAATTGAACTTTAAGAATGATTGTTGAAACTAATCCTATTAGAGTAGTATTTAATGCGGTAAATAATCCCTGACTCATTGAAGATAACGCTAGACGAATACTGTGAGCATCGTTAAATTCAATTGAAGAAAATGTACCTTGCAACATTATCATAAATCCAATAACAGTTCCTAACATACCTAATGTTAATACAACATCAGATACAAACCATTCAACATTAACACTAACAGCGTCTAACACCTTAAATTTATAACCAAGACTAAGCGTTGTTAATACAGTAATCACTGTGATTACAAATGTTATATAGGTAAGGTCATTAGTATATAATGGCACTAACCATCCCATACTATGCGTGATATGTAAACCTGCAACCATCGCACAAACAATCAGCCACCAACAGAGAAAATCTTTCATTATTGAGCCACTTCCTGTTTTGCTGGTATAATCATTTCAAAATTTTGTCCTTGAGTAAGTATACAACTCCTTTGTGTAGAAAAATGTTCAACTACAGCAAACAAGTTATTAAGAGGATTTGCATACAGTTGTATCAAAGATGTTATTGCGCCCATTTGATTTTGATTTGTGCCAAACATAACTGGTTCCATTCCATTCATATCTTGTATATAATTTTGTATTACAAGAGTATTATTACAAGGAACTGTTTTTTGTACCATAACTATTGTGCCGTATGGTGGCTCTTGGTTTTCGTTTATTGGTGGTGTAACTTCTATTATTGGTGTAACTTGTGTAACTTCATTTTTTTCGGGCCACAGCGGAACTGTTTCCACTTGTTCACCAGGCGATTCTATTACTTGAGCATAAACAACTGTTGGAATAAGTAAACAAACAGTTGTCAAAAAAAGTATAAAATTTCCTTTAATTATGGATTGGGCGGCCTGTATTATCTGTCTCATTTTGTTTTTTCCATTCATCAACGGAGTCTGTCAGTGCATCTAAAAAATCACACTTTTGTCTGATAAATTCTTGAACAGTTCCATCTTCTGTTACAACTAAAATTACTACTTGACTTATATCAATTCCTGTTAACTCACTAAACATCTCTGCATATGCAGAACCTTGAATATAGTAATTTTCATTCCATGCATCTGACCGTTCTTTGGTAGAAGTCTTAAAATCTATAATTGAAAGTCTGCCCTTATACTTTGCAATGCAATCAACTCTACCTGCTACCCCATATTTATCACTATATAAACCACACTCTTGGGCATATATGTCACTTATATTCCCTAGGGCATTATTCTTTAATTGGTTAAATAAACACAAAGGAAGGAAATCCTTTTCATGTTTTTTCCATTTCTCAGGATAATCTATAGATACATTATTTAAATAATCTTCACACATATGATGAACTTTAGTGCCTCTTGCAGCTGCCTTTCCCGCTACATAATTTGCAACCTCATCACCCACACGTTTACGCCATTCTACCAATCCTTTTTTATTTCGGATTGATAAAACAGTGGTGATTGAAGGATAATAATTTTCTTGTGGTGTTACATAGAATCTTTTTCGATCTATTGTTATTGTTTCTAGTTTTGGTAACTTCACATATACATGATTAAATATTGACATTACTCTGAACTTCTCATCCTCACTACAAGTCTATCTGCTCGATTTGTTACTTGACGATACCATTTGCTGTCTACCATTTCATCAGCGGCCGCTTCCCAATTACGAGAATCGACACCACGTTTCATGCCTTTAAATTTAGACAATCTAGTATAGCCCATATTGAACATCATATTTGCTATAATTAGCTGTACTTCCAGCGGAAGATCATAAAAGTCATCATACAGTTTTTCACAATCTGAAAGTACCGTTTGTACATCTTCTTCAAATACCTCTTGTACTCTACTGTCATCAACTTCTGCTCCCACAGGCCAACCATATTCAAAATCTTGACTAGTAATTAAGTGGCCGATGCCAAATGTCTCATATCCTAAATGATCAAGATAAATTTTATTTACACAACCTTCATCTCGTT